TTTCCATTCTACCCAATGGTACAAATCCACCTTCTTCTCTTAAATCCATTTCTTTACCATCCATATCCAATAAAGGCATAGTCTCTTTTGCAACTGGTTCTTTAGATCCTTCTTGATAACCTATTCTACCACCATCGGCATAGTCTTCATAATTATATGTGCTACCATCAAAAGCAGCTGCTAAATTTCTTCTTCCTCTAAGTGCTGGTATATCTAAGCTCATTTCTTCCATATACTTTTTATATGCACTATCATCGTCTTCTTCTTTACCTACACCTAATGCATCTAGAGCAAAAGGTACTCCAAAACCTAAACCTATTTTACCACCTAGAGTCATTGCACCTTCCCCTGTAGCTAAACCAAATTTATTAAATATTTGACCAAGTTTACTTAAACCTAATCCAGAAGCTGCACCATCTTGTCCAGTTGTTGTTATTAATGCTTTTAATGGGTTAAAACTTCCTTTACCAAAGAAAGAACTTAAACCTTTTCCTCCACCACCAAATTTAAATAATGCTGCACCTAATGCAGCTTTACCAAATGGAGACTTAGCAATTTTTTTAACTGCTCTTGTTGCTTTTTTAACTAACTTACCTAAGAAATACATTTGTCTTCCTGATTCAAGGTCCATGATCCCACCTGTCGGATCATCTTCTTCTTCATTCGCCATCATCATCATTCGTCCACCGTCCATGGCACCTGCTCTAGCTATTCCGCCATTTGCTAGACCTGTGAAATCGAATATAGAGCCCGCGAATCTTGGAGCAAGGCCACCTAAATTTCTTGTAGGTGTTGCAGGATCAGCTGGGTCATTGTTTACTGCACAATAAGCCGGTGGGTTGGGTCCTAGACATGGGTCTGTTGCGTCTTGAGAGTCATCTCTAGTATCTATAAAGTTTCCGGTAAGAATTCCATCATCACCATATGAAAAACCTGGCACTGGATTACCCATAGCATCTGTTTTACCAGCTAATCTATTAGCCATGTAAGTGTCATACGCTTTTTCTAATTCTTCTTCGTCATAATTTAATCCAGGAATTTTCCCTGCTCTTATAACATTTTCATAAAAATATTTTCTATTAGGTGTGTTATTAAAATTTGCTAGCATTTTTAAATAACCCGGAACATATTTATTATATTCCGGTTCAGTTTCTAAAAAAGTTTTTCCTCTTGTTTCTCTTTCATTTAAAGGACCTTGATAACCAATGTCTATTATTTCTCCTTTTGGCCCATAAAAAATAGTTGAATCCATTTGATTAGCATCTTGTCTTCCCAATCTTCCTGTTGCTTTTTTAGTGTTGTAAGTTTGTAATGCACTGCTTCTGTCTTCTGCTCCACTAGATCTATCATTTCCTATATCGCCCCTAGTATCTCCTCTACCTGCTTTTCCTGGATCAGCTCTTCCAGCTGAAGTACCTTCACTAGATCTAGCTGCATCATCACCACGATAACCTGGTCGTTTACCATTTGCTGGTTTGTTTACAAGTTGCTGGTATTGTTGTGCGTTTGTTATTGCCATCGTTCTATTTTATATAAAAACCCTGAGTTTTACAACTCAGAACCTGCTCCTAAGTTAAATTCTTCTACTGTTATTTTAACGTCTCTACGTATATCTTCTCTTTTAGTATCTGTTTCAGGGTTATCTACATCAGCATCTGATTCTGCGTCTGACATATATTCCTGACCTGTTTTTATGTTAGTTAAGGTAACTTCACTTTTAGGTGTGATAATCATAACCTTTTTACCATTAACTATTTCGTATCTTACTGATGCTTCTGTTTCTATAAATGACATATTTAATCCCTATTTATTTCTAGCACAGACAACGTAACATGCAACCTATTTGCTGTGGCTGCTGTTACTTGTAGTACTTCATTTTCCATCATTACAATGGGTTCTGTTATTAATTGTTCTGTTGCATTAGCTCCAATAGCTTTTACATTGTATAAACTAAAAGAATCAGCACTTGCTGGATCTCCAGCAAATAATTTTACTGTAATTGTATCTGCATTTCCAGTATCTTCTGATACATACATAGACTTTAATATTGCTCTAGAGTTTGATGGAACAGTATACACAGTTGTAACTGTATTAGTAGTTAAATCTACCTTTGCATTTTTATATATGTTAGCCATTAAACCACGCAAACCTTTCTTGATCTTGTTTTAATTCATTTAAAAATGTAGAATTTAATTGTTCTACAACTAAACCCATTGCTCTGTTAATTTGTTTTTGGTTAGACACATCGTAGTCTTGTTTAGGTTCAGGTATTCTTATTACTATCTTAGCCATTACCTACGTCCATCCGGTTGTACATCAATTTTAAAAGTACCAAATCTCCATTCTTCTCCACTAGATGTATTTTCAATCTTAACATTTAAATAACGTCCTCTAGCTCTTGTATCTTTTTTATCAGTAGATGAAGTAATTGTAAATGGACTTAAACTACTTACTGTATCTGATTGTTGTGGGTATCTTTTTATAGCTAGTGTTACTACTGCATTTCCTGTTAGTGTTTTAAAATCAGGTACAAATCTTCTTAATGCTAAAAATGATTCACCTGCAATAGTGGGTCCACTTGATTTACCTTGAGCATCTTTTTGTCTTGCTTGTAAATCAAAATCAAATGATTTTATAAATGATGTAATTGTTGTAGTAGAACCATCTTGATTAACTTGATCTGTACCTACTTCATGTTCAAAAAACTGTGTTTGACCTAAACCATCTTGTCCTATTACTGTAGGAAAAGTACCATTTGATGTTGAATTAAATTTAGTAGCATAAGGTTGAGGGTAAACAACAGCATCAATCCAAGAAGTTCTTGCTTCTGTTCCTGTATACCAAACACCACCTGGTGTGTTTCTACCTGTCTCTCCGTAATTAAATACTACGTACGCATTATTATAATTAGATCCTGTTGTTGGATAATACCAAACAACTTCTGTAAATAAGTTATTAATACCTGCTGCAACTTGTTGACCTTTTGTAGTATCTAAATTGTCATAGACAAAATCTTCTACAGTACAAGGTAAAGATTTAACTGTACCATCAAATAGAAATAAACCATTAGGACTCATCCAAAAAGCATTACCATCTATCTCAACAACTGCATTCTTACCAATCAATCCACAGTTAGTACCAACTTGTTCAAACCCAAATGTAAACGGTGCACCAATAAATTTCATTGTGTACAAAGCGTTATCTGTCCAAACTAAGATTGTTTCTTTTGCTTTTATAGCACCAACAATTTTAGTACCATCTTGTAATCTAAAATCACCGGCACTGTTAATGGCTGTTGCTGTATAATCGTTTATGTTTTCTTGATCCGAAAATCTTATAAACATATCGTCTTGTGTTGCTGTATTTCCAATAGTTGTTTCAGTTCCAAAATGACATAAGTGTCTAGTTGTTGGGGATATCAAACTTAATCTAGATGCCGTAGGGTTACTTGCTGTAGAAAAACCTGAAGTACCTGTTGATGCTCTAACTGTTGTAGGTGATGCAGCTCCTGCATTCCATGTAAATGTTTTACCGTTTGCAATAGTTGCAACTAACACTTGACCAAAATTATCTAAAGACCAAAGTCCAGGTTCAAGAGTTACTTCTGATGCAAGGACCGCTTCACCCCAGTCAGAATAATTTGTTGCATCAACAACAGCTGTACCATTATTGTGGGCAGCGTTTGTTGTACCATTAACATTTCTTGTAATGCTAGTTAAGTTTGGAGACGATATAGCTCCGTAAGATATTAATTCTGACTCAACTAAAATTCTACCTGCAGCAGTAAAGTTAGTTGTTGCAGCAAGTGTAACGCTTGTACCAGATCCACCTGTACCTGATGAGTTTGCGCTTAGTGCTCCGTTCAATGTTGATGTTGCAGCACCTGGAACTGATCCGTCCCATTGAGATATACCAAAACCATAACCATAAGATTGATCAGCAGGACCAATTTTTTCATAAGGTATAACTGATAGACTACCACCTGTAGATACAGTTCCTGTTGCATTTGAATTTTGTGTAATTGTAAAAACTGTAGGTGTTGTAACTGAAGTTACTTGAAATAGTTTATCTTCAAAGTCAGATGCATTGTATCCAGTTCCTCCTGGTAAAGTTACACTGTCTAATAAAATAATATCACCTGGTTCTAAGTTGTGAGCCGATCCAGTTGTAATTGTACATACTGCTGAAGTGTTTGCAGTTGCTATTGTCGAAGAAGCTAAAGTAGCTTTAATAGGTGTTATGTCAAACAGTTGACCTTCAAAGTATAAAAGTAAAAATTTATCTGTACCGATTGTAACATATCTATTACCGTTTAAGTCTACAAACGCATGAAGTTTTCTTGATACACCTACAATAGAATCTGATATTAAAGAAGACCAACCTCCTACTTTTTCAGGTAGTCCATATCTAAATCTTGAGTTATCAGAATCAATCCAACGATTCTCTGCTCCGACTTCAGTATCTTGTTTATCGATACCCGGTTTAATATTAAAATCAATAAGGGCCATGGTCCGTGCTCCTTACGCCGTGTTGGTTTTATACGCCCAACCTCTTGTTGAATCAACGTAGACTAATGAAAAGGCTTGACCGTTAGTTGTTAAAGTTAAATTACTTGTACCTGTATTTATTGGTTGGCTATTTCTATTAATAATTAAATTGTTATTGGCAAATGTGCCTCTAGCATCAACAAATAAAACTTCAGCACCTGTTGCAGGTGAAGCTGGTAGTGTTACTGTAATTGGGTTAGCTGTTGTGTTTGCTAAAATTTGATCACCATCGACTGCAGTGTATGCAGTAATTGTTGAAGAGTTTAATGTTACATAACCTTGTTTACGTAATCCTAAACTAACATTTGTACCATCTGAATAAACTAATGAAGTAGAACCTATTGGTAATACAACCCCGGATCCTGAAACCGTTTTAACTGTAATAGTATATAAAGTAGATGTACCTCTAGTAGTTGCATCTTCAAATACTATAACTCTTTCAGCACTATCTGGTATAGTTACACTTCTATTTGCACCAAGTGTACCTGTTAGTTTTATGTATAAATTTTTACCGTTTGATGTGGCACCATTGTCTAATGCTAAAGTAAGATCACCACTTCCAAGTTGAGCAGATGATAAATAACCTGTAGATAATTGTTCTAATATTTGTAAGTTTGTATTAGTAATCGTGCCCCATAACCCGGCTTTTTCACCGGTAGTGACTAATTCTAATTTTGAGTTTGTTGAAAAAGATGATGCCATAATTTATTAATAAGGGTCTATTGGTGTCCAAGTCATGTTCACCCCTGGTACTATATCGTTCCAGGTAATAATACCCGCCTCTCCTGTGTTTGCCGTTACTTGTGATCCTGTAGGAGTCACAACTGCTGTTCCTGTTACTGTAACACTTCCTGTCGCTAAGGTCAATGAGTTTCCAGTGACTGATACGTTTGCATCTGCTGAAACTACTACAGTTCCTATACCTAATGATGTTTGTGATCCAGTTGGACTTACTACTGCTGTTCCTGTAACTGTTACTGTGCCTGCTCCAAGACTTACTTGAGAACCACTTACTAAAGCGTCAGCATTAGTAGTTGCTATTGCAGTACCAACTCCAATAGATAGTTGATTACCAGTTACATTAACAAGTACATTTGGGTTAAAAAACGATGTCGCTATTGGAGCACCGGATAAGGAAGTTAGTCCGAGCATGGTCTATGCTCCTGTCAGTGCTTTTATCTCATCATCATCAAGACCAAGATCTTTTAATTTTTGTTTGCCAGATGCTTTTTTGTTAATTTTATTTTGTGCTTCTGCAGCAATATTTGCTTCAGCAGCATTAGCAGCTGTTTCATAACTATTTAATTGTTCTGTTGTTGGTTGAGGAATAGATAAATTCCATTCATAAATATAAACTCCAGATTCATTTTCTCTTAATTTTACATGTTTTTCAAACTCTACACTAGCAACTTCTTTACCATCTAAATCCATTAGTCTACCATCTTCACTATTAGCAGTTGCATAAAGTTCTATTTTTTTTGATAATTGAGCCATATTTTAATATTTTAATTAAGATTTCTTAACTAAAAATCCTCCAAAGTAAGTTGTATAAATTGCATCATTGGTGTTTATACTTCCACCACTTTCTTGATAAGCAGTTAAAACCATATTGTTACCTGTTCCATTCATTAAAGAAAATCCAGATACAACAACTGTATTATTTGCAATGCCAGTACCATAAACTAAAGAAGAATAGGTTTCACTTCCACCAGTTCCACCTAAATTATTTACTAACCCAACATTAAAATTTGCTGTATTTAATTTAACAGCACCAATAAAATAATATAATCCAGCAACATTAGGTGCAAAACGATAAGCTGGAACTGATATTGAATTTAAAGTAACTGTACTGCCTGTGTGATTATAGCAACTTCCGTTATCAAATATTTGGTTATTATTCATAATTGTTTGTAATGTTGCGGTAGGAACAGTAGTTGCACCATAACCAGTAGCATAAAAAGATGGAGTGTTACTTTCAGCACTTAAAGCTGCAAAAGTAGGTGGTGCACCTGCTCCAGCAGAAGTTAATACGTGTCCTGCAGTTCCTGTTGCAACTGCTGCGGGATTACCACTTGCATCATAAGTAATTAAATTTCCATCTGTCCCTGGGGCCATCTTTGCTAAAGTTACTGCATCATCAGTTACTGCGGGTGTTATAATTCTAGTTATCGCCATAATTTATTTTCCTATTCTATAATTTTAAATGCACTAAAAACTGAATTTCTTGTGCCATGAAGTAATGCAGTTGATGAACTATTATTAGTATCTGCCATTGCTTGAATTTTAATTGTATCTCCAGCAGATAAAGAAATAACTGTAGTGTATGATAAATTTGCTCTTGTAAAAAGTGTTCCATTAGAAGTAGCTTCTGCTCTTGCTATTTCATCTGAATTTGTTGAGCCACTTATTGTACTCTCTATATATAAAGCCATATCTGACACATTTCCATTACCATCATTAAAAGTGCAACTTGTTGAAATACAGTATTTACCACCTTCGTTACTAGGAACTGTAAAAACACCATTGCTAGTATTATAACAAGAACCAACATCAAAAAATTCTGTTTGAAATACAACATTAGTAGCTGTGTTATCAGCTAAAGTTAGTGAGCTTGATAATCTTGCACTAAAAGCAGGAGTATTAACACCACCAAAACCTGTCGCCGTTCCACTGTTTGCAATAGTAGCACCACTAGGAATACTAATCGTATCACCAGATGCACCGATAGTAATAGTATCAGAACTTTCGTTGATAATGTTATTACCTGATGTATCTTGTATTGTGTCTACTTTTAAAATTGCTGTCATTATTTAATCGCCTCTATTTCATCGTCTGTTAAACCTAA